AGGACAGATCACCTAAAGATGGTGGATTAGCTAACTTTTGCCCTAATTCGTCATTATTTAGGTTTCCAGTAATTTCAGTTACTTGTTTCTTTTCTAATTGATTTAAGGCTAATAGAGTAACTTCTTTGGAATAGTTTTCTAATTCAGCTCGATAATTTTCAACATTCTGTTTTTTCAATTGGTAAATTGGTTTATTTATATTATTAACTTGTTTTTTCTCTGCTTTATACATCAGTTCAAACTCCCAATTTTAGCCAACCAATCAACTAACAAAGGTGCTATAACACCAATAAATAAAAAAACACAAACAGCAGATAATCCCCAATAAAGGAATTTAAAATGCGATTCATGTTCTCCAACTTTGCCTTCTAAAGTGTCTAGGCGTTCGCCAAATTTCTGTGTTCCTTTGGTCTGTTCCTCAATCCTTACTAGTCGTTGTTGAATATCCATCAACGTTTTAGTAACGTTAATTCCATCATTTTCTGTCATGACATATCTTTGTCCTCTCCTTTATCTTTTTCATTTAATTTATCGGATAACTTATTGAAAACCAACCGTAATAAGTTTGGCTTGCCGAATCATTTGGAGTCAAAGCTAACGTAACGGCACCAGTCGAAGTTATTTGCATGATACCAATACCTGAACCATTAGAAGTCGATGACGCATTTTTCAAAACAATATCAAAATTCATCGTGTCGCTAGGAACTGTCCAGCTTGGCATTGTAAACAAAGTACTATTTTGTTGAATCGGATAAAGTTTGTTACAAGTTACATAAATAATTCCGTTATTAATTCTGTATTGCAATCTAGTAGCAGTGCCAGTAGACGGAACAATTGTCTGCCAGCTGGAATTTAAATAGACAGCGCGATGAGTACTGGTAGTAGCTGAGGTTGCAGTTGAAGTAAATGAAACCAAAGGAAATTCATAAACGGATCCACCATTATTCAAATCATCCTGTGTCACAATCTGTTGAGGAATGGCACTAACATAAATTTGGTTAACCGTAACTGAATAGTCAGAATCTCCGGCAGTTCCAAAAACATCATTTGTTTTAGTCAAATCAATGACTAAACATATATATCCGGAAGAATTGGCTGGAATCGTTACTGTTTCTGGGATGGTTATCTCTACTAAACGACCGGCAATAATTGCCTGACCAGTATCGATAGTTGCTACTAATCCATCAACGGTTACGTTGAAGCTATTTCCCCTATTTAAAATTCCACTGATATCTCCTGATAGGCCACTATACAAAGAGGCATCGTTAGCTGGACTGACAAAATTGCGGTCCGATTGATACATTGTTATTGCCATATAAATCTCCTTTCTTTTTAATCCGAACTGCTAAAGGCATCAGACAGTGAATTTCTTAAGTTCCCGAAAGTCACTGAAATTGTGTCATCACTACTAGACATTTCATAAGCCGTTAGGACACTTGAATAAGTCGTTTGGTTATAAACAATTGTTGCCAATAAACCAATTTCCAACTGCTCGACACTAAAGAAATTGTTTTCAATCGGCATGGAAAATATAATTTGATGGCTGTATTCGTTACCGGTTAAGGTTTGATCTGCAATTTGTGCATAAGTTGAATTATCGGTTGCGGTTTTATCAAATAGGGAAATAGTTATCTGTGTTGGTTGAACCACATTACTGTTAATAGAACTAACAATCGTGCCATCTTTTTGGAGCCAATACTTGGTTAGTATGCTTGGATTTTCCATATCCGTGGATGCCTGGTCAACGATCCATAGCTCGTTAGCATATCCTCTTAACAATCGACTATCCGTAACCTGCCAATTAGTAAATACAGCGATGTTATTTTTGATTTGGATTTTATCTGAAATCTGATGAATATTAACAACTGGATAATAAAAAGGAACACCATTAGATGTTCCTTGTTTTAAAGAGCTGATACTCATAACTATATTGTGTAAAGTTAAACCTCGTTCAATATAATCAACCAAATTGTAAGTATCGATCGTATCGGAATTAGTAACAGAAAACGAAGTATTGGTTGAATTATTCAAACTATAGCTAAGAGCATTCGTGGTTGCAGTAGAAGTAAAGTAATTTTTAATCAATTTAATAAGATGCGCTTCAAAACTAGTCCCAGTCTTAGCTGTGACGATAATATCCCCATTTAAAATGTTTCTAAAATCAGCAACCGTTAGAGTATCGACTTGATCATCACTATCTAGATCAACTGAACTTAAAACACCGAAGTATAAGAGATTGCTGCTATTTTGAATTCTAATTGCAATGTAGTCTCCCAAAGAACTGGCGCCATTATCATTTAAGACAAAAGTTGAATTCGAATTATCGATGTAATCGTATATTAGATCATAATCCAAGACTGGATAAATCCCTTTAACTTGTAAGTTATTACCGTTCAGAATAGTTGCTTGTAATGGAATACTCATACCAACAGCCTTTCTTCTTTGTAAGTAAGTTGAACACCAGCAGTCTTGTCAATATAAAAGACGATCGTTGAATCGCCTTCAGGAATTAATATATAGTTCGTCTTAGTAATGTCCTGGTATTGAGAAATATTGACATAGGAACCATCAGGATTATAAATCCGAGCATATTGGTCTTCAGGATAAGAACTCACAACTAGCTGCTGATTATCAGTTAGCGTTACATCAAAAGCATCAGAAGCAATTGTTATGCCATTCTGTAAAACTTCCCAGCTAACATTTGTTGTCGTTGGTCCAGTTATTGTAATTAAACAAGGAGATCCATTTTGCAAACCGAAATATTCAGAAGAGTTAGAAACAGGAATTGCTTTTTGATTTAAATTGCGACCAGATTCAATATAGGTATAAGGGAATAAATAATTAAGATTAGATCCTAAAATGAAAGCAAATGTTTCACTACCGTTATCAAAAATATAGTTACCCGAAGCATGTGGAAAAGTAAAGTTGAAATTATAACCGGTGTTCTGGGGTAAAACAGTAAAATCAACTTCGTGAGCGTTGATTTCCATTAAATAAAGATAACCGTCAGTAACCTTTAAGGACCATTGAGTAGCGTCTACTGTATCAGAAATATAAGCATTTAATTGCGAACCTGAATTAATCATTGGTTCGGAAAAAAGAATCGTTCCAGTTCCTAAATTCTGAAAACGTAAACGTAAATAAGTGGTAGAGGAAGATGTTGGAGTAAAAGATCCAGTGAGCTGAATCCAGTTTCCAACTGCCGTTGTAGTACTTATTAAAACCTCAGCTTCTGTTCCTGCATCACTTCCGGAAACGATTCCTCGCCCTTCAAGATGAACACTGGCAGCGGTACTTAAAGTGTCCGTAACTTTATACCAAACTGACCAATAATAAGTTGAATTTAAAGTAGGCACAATATTTTTAGAGACAACCACATTGGAAGCAGAAGCAGAAGTGGAAGCCATTTGTATGGCATTATGCGTCTTTCCAACTGAATCAGTGTAAACACCAGACAATATTGTTGAAATAGTATTAGCGCTATTCCAACCAGCAGTAGATGCACTTTGCAATCCTAATAGCATTTCAGAATCGGCTGTTAAGTTGTTATAGCCTAAATTAGCCTGACTATAAATTAATCCAACGGTGTTTTGAGTTAATTGAATCGATTGTCCAGCTGTCACTTTTGTTGAAAGAGTACTGCTTCCATCGGAATTATCATGAATAATAATCGTATCGCTGGGAGCAGCAACGGTCTGATCAGGATTAGGCGATGTATTTAGTTGTTGGCTTCCAACAATATTTCCATCGTTATCTTTAACAGAAACCAATGCATTTTGAATTTCCGAACTGCCAGAAACCTGTATTGTTCCAGTCGCTGATCCATTATCGTGTATACTTGCTAAATCTATTCCAGAGGAATTAATCAATGTTTGATCAGGAAAAGATACTGAATCATCTGTAGCATTTCTTTTTATACTCGTATTGTATATTTTTCCATATAATCCAAGATTAGGGTCATTACTATAACTTACATATTCTTCCGATTGCAATTGGTACCAAGCTGTATAAAACTCTAAAATAAAAGCTTCGTTTAAGCGATCAGCAGCAATTATCGTACTACCACCTTTTTCGGTCTTCGTAATACTTTGTAAGTTAGCTTTACGATACCAAGTTCCAGCATCAGTTGTATAAGCCAATGTATATGGCGGATAAGCCAAAAACGAAGCAAAATCAGCAAATGTTTGATAACTTTGACTACTTATATCACCAAACTGTATATATACTTCATAAGGGTTTGAAGTTGGATCTGTTAGTTGGCTGTTGGTTCTAATGAAACTTGAATTATAGACAGAATAGGTATTAGTCATATATAATCCTAAACCGATTGGGGTATAAGCACGCAGAGTGTTGCTTTGTATATCAACGGTCTTTCCTTGTGCGTTTGTTAATTGAAACATACTGCCGATCATGCCAACCCCTTTACTGCCCGGCTAACTATTGCACGGGAAAATTTATTTGCTGTGATGTTATCAACGGTTTGATTACTCTTTTGTTGTTCAGACAGTTGACTAGATGACAACTGTACCAACTTGCTCATTAGGGATTCAAGATTACTCGTACTCATACTGCTTGTCGAATCTGAAGATGTTGCGGCCGCACTATTATTTACAATCTTGTTCGTTTCGTTTAATAACTCAACTGCTCTTGAATGTTTTTCAAGATCAAGAGGAATTGCAACCTCTGGACCAGCTTCACCGAAAATAGAAGGTGTATTAGCAAATCCACCGTATGCATATTTCTTTGTTCCAGTTGGACCCCAACCACCTTTGACACTAATATCGGCTAGCCAGTTACTATCATTGAACATCGCAAGTAATTGATCATAGCCGTTGAGGATATTGGCCTTGACACCTTTTGGTTCCCAATAATCCAACGTTGGTTGAATGTATTGCAATAGTCCTTTAGATGGTGTTCCTTTAGCAGCGTTTGAATCCCAGTCGTTAACAACAGTTGCACTACCACCAGATTCTTGATTAATTCGTTTTAGAACAGCGGTCATACCAGCAGCTGTTAAATTGACATCCATCTTTTTGGCTGCTTCTTTAATAATTGGTTCCCAACGAGTAACTCCAGAACCAGATGGGTTAGATTCCGCACTATCATGTGAAGATTTCAAAGACTTCAACAATTTGGTTAATGGGTCAGATATTCCTTCAACTAGTCCTTTACCTAATGAAGTCGATAAATCATCAACGAGATCACTAGCACCGCCGACTGTACTGCTAACGGCTTTAGTCATAACTTTTTCTAAATCTTGAACAGGATGAGCGATAATATCAGTTAATTCGGTCCATTTATCCTTGAACCATGAACCGATAGAACTCAGCCAGCCATCAGTACCAGAAGCAAAATGACTAACAGAATCGCCAAGAATTGATCTAGTTGCTTCATAAGGAACAACTGTTTCACCACCTGAGAAGTTAACTAAGCGATTTTTACCAGAAAGAACATGCATGTCACCAGAGTTATCAATGATCGCTTCTTTACCTTTGCCATCGTTAACCATTGCTAATCCAGCAGGTGCACCATTTTGTGTTCCATTAGCAAACTTAGGAATCTTCTTAATTGCAGTTTTTGAACCACCAAAATCGTGGATAACATCGTCAATACCACCAATTCCATCATTAATTATGCCAATAACATCATTAATTCCGGTTTTGGCATCTTTTTTAATATCTTTCCAAATATCACCAAAGAAGTCTCTGACACCACCCCACATATCTTTCCATGCACCACTAATCGTTTTTAAAACAGGGCTAATTTTGTCAGATATCCAGTTCCAACCATCCGATCCAACTTTTTCCAAGTCTTTCCAGACTGTTTTAAAGAAATCTACAACATCATTCCAAATCGACTTGAAAAACTTATAAATGCCATTGAAGACACTTTCGAAGGTATCTGAAATCCAATTCCATGCTACTGATCCAACTTTTTCAATTGATTTCCAAATGCCACCATAAAAACTAAGTTCAGCTTTTAGAACAGTTTCAACAATCTTTTTAATAGCATTAAAACCCTTCGAGAAGAAACCTGAAATGTCATTCCACCAACTCGTAATCGTTTTCGAGACTGCTTTTTCTGCTGATTCGAATGGTTTGGTGATGTATTTGTCCCACCAGGAACCAACTGCTTTTCCAACTGCTTCAAAACCTTTTTTAAACGGTTTGGCAATGTTTTTAGACCACCAAGAACTTATTGAATCAATTACTTTCACAAGTAATTTAATAATTGGAGTTAAGATAATCATCTCTAAGCCAATGGGAAAGGCAATTGCATAAATTAGAATTTTGCCAAGTGTTTTAAATAGTTTTTCAGCACCGGAAATAAATGAGTTCCAACCTTTTTTAAAAGCCGTTCCTAAAGAAGAAAAGAATTTACTGATACTTTTACCTGCATCACTAAACCACGTCCCTATATCTTTAGCCCATTTACTAAT